CTCCAATGCTCCGCACATAATGTCGTCAATATCTTCCTGGGTAAGTACGATTTCCAATGTTACACTTACCGTTACCTGTTTTTCTTTCTCTTCGCCGCCCATGACTCGCTCTCCTTCTTTTTTATTGCTTTTTCTATCTCTCCTAGTTTTTCATCACTGAGAAACTTAAAATTCACGCCTGCGTCTGTAAACGCTGTAAAAATGCTATCCTGCACCGCCTTGACTGTCGCCCAGTCCGGTTCATCGTCCTGCGTTCTGATACCGAACTGAACCATGTAGTCCTCGATCACGTGCCATAACTCATATTCCAGCTCATCCATACATCCGAGTGCCGATACGTCCACGACCGCCGGTGCTGTTATTTTCTTTCCGTTTGCCAGTTCCAGGTCTACTGTGTCAATCTCTTCTCCGAACTCACCGCCTTTCTTGTGGTGTGCCAGGATGTCGCCTGCAAAGTCATAGCCTCTGTCGATCATGGCCTCGCTGTTGTCATCGTACAGTCTGAAACATCCGGCCAGTTCGCCCTTCTCGTGTCTCTGCAGAACTTCTTCCCAGGTCAGCTTTTGCATTCCTAACCAGGTGTAGCCCATTATTCATCGCCTCCTTCATAATCTGCTCCGCAGTACGGACACTTCGTTACTCCGTAGCAGTTAAACATCTTCCCGCATTCTTTGCAGGTGTCCAGCTCCCCATTTCTCTGCCAATCTTCCAGCAAGCTACTTAAGTGCTGCCAGTCCAGCGCCTCGAAAACTTCCTCTGCCAAATCGTCCTGCTGGTTACACTCCTGCAGGATGCTGTTTCTCGTGTACACCGTATCGGATAATTCCGGGATATAGCACGGATCATCCGGTCTGTGGTAAAACGCATCTTCATCTTTGAAGATATGTCCCTGTCCGTAGAACTCACGGACGATCTTCTCGCCTTCTCCATTTTCATCCGGCGGCGTGTAACTGCCAACCAGCACCGGGATGTTTACTTTCTGCAAGGCCTGCGACAGTTCCGATATCATACCGTCAATGGCTTCTGCATCCTTTACAAGCTCCCTTGTGGAAGGAACTCCACTCGTTCCGCTTCTCTTGGCTTCTATCCACATTTCAATATGCTCGTCGATGTCGAAATCTTCGTAGTAGGCTTCCAGGCTGTCCTTGAAACTATCTGC